CAGTCGCAAACTCTTGCCCCATCGACGACGTCGTCGCCGCAGCTACGCCAAGAGCGTGATCGCTGAGGTGAAGAACGAGATGGGGTCCGCCACTCGCACCCCGGCCAACCGGTCGGTGATCCAGTCCAAGGCCCTGCACAAGATGCGGGCCCACCGACTTCGCGAGTCTCACATCGCGTCCATTCTGCCGTTGGTAGTGGAAGGCGTGCTGGTTGAATCCGAACACGAACTTCGCGCGCGTGCTTGGGGCCAGCTTGTGGGGGGGCGGCCGTTGTTGAGCGGGTGGTGGAGCAATCCACCCCCGCTTGACTTCTGAGGGCGCTTGGTAGGGTTGCCAGGGATCAGTCATCGCACGCCGGTGACGCATCCCAACCTGGTGGTAACCCGAACCCAGGCGCCCGTGCGCGAGCGCATGCTGTATTGTATCAGCGGCATTGCGCCCCAGGTCAATCTGCGAGCTAACGCAGCAGATATAAACACGCTAGAGACGGCGCTGTGCACTCGGATGTTCACGTGCTTAGTTGACGGCGTATACGTCGAACCTCCGCTACCTGATCGGTGCATGGTGTTCGAGCGGCTGAGGCATTTTAAGTCCAAACTAGTCAACTTCACTTCCAACCCTGAAACACTACAAGACGTAGTGGCTTACTACAGTGGCTCGAAGCGCCGGTTGTACGAAGAGGCCTATCAATCACTGCTCCATACACCCTTGAACGCATCGGATGCGATGAGTTGGAGCTTCGTCAAGTTGGAGAAAGTGGATCCCAACAAAGCGCCGCGGTGTATACAACCGCGCCACCCCCGCTACAACCTGTATCTAGGTCGTTACATCAAGCATATCGAGCACCGCCTCTACAAGCGGGTCGCTGATGTGTTTGGGGACGGTCCCACCATCATGAAGGGCTACAACGTGCAAGAAATTGGACGCATCATCCACGGCAAATGGAACAGTTTCACTGATCCGGTTGCTGTTGGCCTTGACGCCACCAAATTCGACATGCATGTCAGTCCCTCTATGCTGGCGTGGGAACACTCCATTTACAACGATATCTTCAAAGGTTGTTCGCAATTGCGGCAGTTGCTCCGCTGGCAGATGAATAATGTCGGACGTGGGCGCTGCGCGGATGGGAAGCTTAAGTACCGGGTGACCGGGAAACGTTTTTCAGGTGACATGAACACCGCGCTTGGTAACTGCCTCATTATGTGCGGCATGGTGCATGCTTACCTTGAAACCCGAGGAATTCAAGGCAAGTTAGTGAACAATGGGGACGACTGTGTTGTCTTCATGGAAAGTGGTGACTTAGACAGGTTTACCGGGGGACTCGAAGAGTGGTTCCTTGAGCTTGGCTTCCGAATGGTGGCTGAGCCGCCCGTGCGAGTCATCCAACAGGTTGAGTTTTGCCAGATGCGACCAATCCACACCGCCAACGGGTGGACCATGGTACGCAACATCCCAAAGGCGATGGCCAAAGATTCCCTTTGCTTGCTCCCCATCCAGAGCGCGCATATGTTGCGCGAGTGGACCGGTGCAGTGGGCGATTGTGGACTCGCGCTAACGCCGGGGGTGCCGGTGCTCAACGCTTTCTACCGGATGTTCGCTCGCAACGGCACCACCAAGACGCAGTTCGGTTCCACACTTTACCGCAACAGTGGAGTACGGTTTTTGCGGACCGGTCAGTTATCACAGGAGGAGGTGATCACTGATGAAGCTCGCTACAATGTATGGCAAGCCTGGGGTATCCTCCCTGACCACCAGGTAGCGCTGGAAGCACAATTTGATCGCACAAGTTTGCACTATTCCAACGTAGTGGTTGACGACTATACGGTCGTGCCACACCTCGCTATGTAGCCCGAGTTCTTGCTCTGCCCACCACGATGAAGAATTCTACCAACCAAAAGAAGTCAAACAGTAAGTCTACGTCCCGTGCCAGCCAACTGACCACGGGCAGTACGCCCACCAAGAGCGGGCGCTCCAAAATGCAGAAGAACTACCCAGTGCGAGCGCAAATTGTTCCGCTACCCTCCGTATACCGGAAGCTAGAGGACCACACAGCGCTGCGCCTGCGAACCAGTCGAAATATCGTTAACACGGCAACCGGATTTGCGTCCCAAGCCTTGGTCCTGACACCGGCAAGCATCACCACGCCAAACTACTTTGGGCTGGGTGACTTGTTTCCGATGCTCCAAGGCATGGCGAACCAATACGCGCGCTTTATGCTCACACGCT